AAGAGAGATAAGTGATGAAGAAGCTGAGGTTATTTTAGAAAAGATCAAAGAGTTTGATTTAAAGCAAATAGAAGATAGGCAACCAATGATGGAGCAACCTGATGTCAGCACCGAAAGTAACGAAGAGAAGGGTGAGTCAGACAATCAATCTCAAGGATGAATTCGGGATTGATTTTTCTGGTAAGCCAGACCTTAGGGAGGCTGTAGGGCAGGCGATCTTAGATAAGATTAAGCAGCGCACCTCTGAAGGTAAGGGGATGCGCTTTGATTCTAAGGGGCGTGGCTCTAAGGTAAAGCTTAAGTCTCCTTATTCTAAAGAATATGCTAAGTCGTTAGATTTTCGTGCAGCGGGTAAGTCTAAAAAGAAAGTCAATATGAAGCTTACTGGCGACATGATGGAGCTTATGGATGTTACTAAGAACAAAGGTAATAACATAACTATTGGTTGGGATACTGGTGATGATCAAGATGCTAAGGCATTTAATCATGTAACTGGAGATACGGTCCCGAAGCGCCCATTCTTTGGCGTTTCAAAGGGTGAGCTCAAAGAGATTAAAAAAGAAATCAAAGACGATATCAAGGAAGCTTTAAAAGTAAGGGAAGAGCAAGGAAAGTCAGCGTTTGCGGATTTCGTTGTAGGGTTAGCTAAGGGGTTTCGGGATGGCGAAGGTTAGGATTAAAGGTCTTAATATAGCGTTAAGAAATGTTAGAAAGCAGCTCCAGGATGCGGCATCGTCTAAGCGTATGCAGAAGCAAATAGGTGAATTCGTAGTAGGTCGAATAGTTCAACAGGCCAGATCAGGTAAGAATGAAAAGTCTGGCAAGGCTCTCCCTAAGTTATCTAAATCATATTTAGCTATGCGGTTAGGTCTAGTGAAGTTCCGCACGAGTAGTAGTGGTCAGGTGATACCTATTCCAGAGCCAGACGAGATACTAAAGACAGTTGACAAAGAGTTCTTTGAGCCTACTAGAAGTAAGTCTAATCTAACATTTACTGGTGAGTTATTAAGATCGCTCGGGTATTCGATCGAGAAGAATAGTTTGTTTATTAAGTTTACTAAGGACGTTCGTCGAGACGGGAAGAGAAACTCAAAGATATACAAATGGTTAAAGCAGTTAAACATTGGCTATGATTTTATAGGTCTAGGCAAGGTAGGTAAGCGCCGAGTGAGGAAAATGGTGCTTGATGAATTTAGGAGAAAGATCAGGGGCAAATAAGCTCTTGCTAAACATAAAAAAGAGGTAGTAACATGCAAGAAAGTAATGGCAGCGGGGCTGCGCCAAGTGAAAACGTCGGGGACGAACACAGGGAACATACCAAATCAGATGCAGATTACAAAAGGGACCAGCGATATCTCAAAGAAAAAAAGAAAGCTGTAGAGGAGAATGTTCTCCTTAAAGAGCGTTTAGAAATCTTTGAACATGATAAGTTGGAATCGGAAGGCAAGAAGGACGAACTTATATCATCACTCAGAAAGCAAGTTGCAGAAAGAGATGACCGTTATAAGAAAGACCTTGGGAATTTGGCTTACTCAACTTTAGAAAGCCAGGTTAAGTCTGTAGCAATTGAGATGGGATGCGTAGATAATTCTGCTCTTGCTCGATTAGTTGATCTCCAAACATTGGAAGTAAACCAAGAGACATTCAGAGCGGATTCATCGGATATTAAATTGATGTTGGAGGATGCCCGACAGAATATGCCATATTTATTTTCTAAGGCTGGGCCTAAAATAGATAATCATAATCTGAAAGATCCTAACTTAAAGGGAGACAAGCCCGACTTGTCAGATATGACCACAAAGCAAAAGATTGCTTACGCTGAAAAGCATGGTCTTTAAAAGGAGAATATAATGGCTGACGCTATTCAAACATACGGCGTAACTCGTCGTGATTTAATCGAAGCAGAAGTACAAAAAGAATTAGCTTTTAAAGCTAAGTTCATGCCTTACGTTTCAGACGTTTCATCTATGGCAGAGCTCGGAGCTAAGCAAATTTCTTTTCCTAAGCTTTCTAGCTTTACAGTTATTGATAGAGTTGCAGGTGTTGCGGGAGATGCTACTGCATTGACTGATAGCTTGGATACTTTGTTGTTAGACAAAAATGCTTACGTTGCTTGGATCATCGACTCTATGAGTAAGGCTCAAACAGCTATAAATGCAGAGCTTGAAAATGCAGGACGTGCAGCTGGTGCTCAAGGGCGTTATGTTGACACTCAGATTGTTGCTACAGCTGAAACTGCTGGTGTTGTAATCCCTTCTGCAGTTGGAGACATCACTCGTGATATCGTTTTAGACATGCAAGAGGATCTAGAATTGAAAGACGCTGATATGAGTCAGGTTGCTCTTTTCATCTCCCCTGCTCAGCGTAAAGCAATGCTTAAGATTCAGCAGTTCACAGAGGCTCAACTTTATGGAACTTCTAACATCCCTAGTGGCGTTATTGGATCTGTTTACGGAGTACCAGTTGTTGTTTCTAACAACTTGGCTGCTCAGCAGTATTTCATGTTTGAGAAAACTGGTCTTGCAATTGGATTCCAAAAGGGTCTATCTATGAGCGAGCAGGGAGCTAACGAGTATGGCGTAGATGCTAAGCGAATAGCTATGGATCAACTTTTCGGTATCAAAGGTCTACAGTTAGGCATTGACAACGGAAAAGGCGAAACTGTTGGCGCTACTCAGTCTGCATTAATCGTTAAGGATGCAAACTAAGATTAATGGCACCAGAGGTATCGTTAACACGTATTCCTAATTTTTTAAGTGCTGCAAGTCCAATGGGTTTGCAGCGCTTGATGCGTTCAAACAATCTCAAGCGTGGGATTGTTTTTTCTTATTCAATCGTTTGGGTTGAGTCAGATAAGAAATGGTACGCATGGTTTGATTTTGATAATGATAAAGAGATATTCGCTAAGGGTGGTAAGTAATGGCTATCCCAGGGACTGAGCCTCAAAGAGATCAAGCAGCGTATATTGAATCGACAAAAGACGGTGGTGTCGACAGGCGAGTAAATGATGGAATATCTCACGATAAATTAGATGCAATTATTGCAGCATTGGGTGGCTCTAATGGCACTCCATTTTTCGTAGATGTCCAGAGTATAACTACCCCAGGGACGCTTCAAACATTAGTGAATGAAACAGTACCAGTGGGTAAGAGTATAGCGTTAAAGTCTGTGAGGATAACGAGCAGACAACATGTTACTTATGAGATTTTAATTGATTCGCAAGTAGTCGGTAGCGGTCGCATAGGTAGTGGTAATTTAAATGATGATTTTGTTTTTAATATAGAGCGTTCTGCCTCGGCGGGCAGTGTTATAAAGGTCGAGATTTTATCTAATTCTGGTAGACCTGCAACAGATGTGGAATGCTATTTACAGGGTTTAGAAAGTTAACTAAGGAAGGTTTTAAATGTCAGATTTAAAAGAAAGTTTTGCAATATTAGAGGATGATGTCACTGGTGCAGGTGAAGCTGCGATCAGTAGAGTAGAAGGCGAAGCCGGCGCTGGTAAAGCTGGTTTAATTGGTTTTAGTTTTAAGGACAGTTCAGGGAACGTCGTTCTCCCTGCGTTAACAGCGGCTGGTAAGCTACCTGTTGATATTGTAGCTGTCGCCGGAACTATCCTTAGAGGAAAAGGGCTGCTTGATTCCGGTTCTGTTTCTGCTGGTGCTGACAACGATGTTGTCACGATCGTTTTAACAGTTAGCGAAGTTTACAACATGGCTGATTACATGTCTTCTTGTTCTCGTGACTGCACATGGACGCTTGTACATGACGATAATGGAACAGAAGAAGTTCTAGAGTCATGGTACACAGGAGCCGGTCAGTACACTTATAGCGAAGAGCCAAAGAACTTGCAGATCACAGCAGGGGCTACTGGCACACAGGAATTGATTTTGAGAGGAAATCCACGAAAAGCTTCAGACCTTCATGGAAGAGTTTCAATAGTCGACATTCCTTAATAGGAGAGTAATGGATGGCTGATTTAGCGCCACAGTTTGAAGGACAGGATAATGTAGGGCGTACTCAGGTTTATGCGGGTACGGCAGGCATTGTTGAGTCACTAGTACCGCTGGCATCTGGTCAGATCATAAGTGGTGTCGGCATTGATAATGTTAGCAACACCGAATTTCTCGTGTCGTTTGATGGCGGCACGAGTTTTAAAACGATTGATAAGAGTTCTTTTCTTAGTTGGAATATAAAAGGGGAGATACGTCAGCTTAGAGTAAAGACACTATCTGGCACAGCAGACTATGAGATAATAATAAACTTCGAGGATAACTGATGGCAGTAGGCGCTCCAGGTCTTAAAAAAACTAACATATTGGCAGAGCTACAAAGTGTTGCGGCTCCAGGGGCTGCTTTTGCTAGGTCTGGAACAGTTAAAAACGCTTATTTACAGGTTGGACCTGTTATAACAAATAAAACAGGATTCCCGATTAGATTAGTTGGTGCTGAGATGACTTTAATTTCAGTAACAAACGATAATAATAGTGCAACTTTCGATGTTGAAATAATCGAATATGATGGATCAACAGAAACTCTTTTAGGTACTGTCTCAGTTGTGGCTAGTCGTGGCTCTGATTATGCTCCAGCTCCTCCGATTCCTATAACATACGGGAATGAATTACGGGCAAAGGTTACTAATACTGGCCAAGCAGATAACCCAGTATGTATTGCCTTTACAACAGGGAGCGTTCCAGTATGAGTGTGATTTTAAAAAACGTAACTGATTCAGATAAGATTTATGCAGGGCAAATAATATCAGCGTCAAATAGCTACACCATTCAGTCTGTTGAAAGGCATTTGTTTGTATCGGAGCTCGCTTTATTGTCCGATATAATAAATGGTGATTGTGTTGTAAGTGACGGCACTAATGATTTAGAGGCATCTATTGGTATAGATCATTTAAAGGGTTATTTTGCCTCGACAGTAGATGTTGGTAGTTCGCCGGCATTTACCGCAAAGACAGTTTTAGTGGGTGGTGTTGAGAAAAAATTATATAAAAGAGTGCATGGAGCAAATGGGACTATATTAGCCGGTGAGACTGGCAATATTGATTTTGTTATCTCTTATGGACATGCGAAATTTACAGGCGCTAATATTTTCGGTTCTGAGTTAAAAGATACATTAAATTTTTATATATTAGATACGGCGACAAATGCTTATTCAGGAGCCCCGATATCTCCTGAGCCAACATACTATCCTAATTTTATATTAAATCAGTTTGGGTTTAATGCTGAGTTACCAGCAAGCGGAATTTATGAGAATACATCTAACTATGACGCTGATTTATATATGGGAATGATCATTAGGTGTGAGTACACAAATAACGGAGCCAGCGACAAGTATATAGCATTAAATGCATGGCTACACGAGGTAGTATAATGACGTTTCTTTGGACTAAGCGAAAAAAAATGGACATAGTTGCCTGGGGCTTAGGGGAGGACTGTTCTCACTTCGGCATCCAATGGTCAAACAATATGGTGTCACATTGGACTGTTGGTGGTTATAAGTACGAGCATGTATCTTTATTTTTAGAAAAGAGATACATCGTTCATGAGAAAGAATATGACCTAAATTATAGACATGAGGTTGCTGTGATAGGCAACTTAAACAGGAAAGAGCGACCTAAATATGACTGGAGTTATGTTTTTGGACTAGCTCTCCATGCTTTTAATCGTGTGGTGTTTTCAATTCCGATCCCTCAAGAGGGCTCTAATATTGTAGATAGTCAAACGGCTTCGATATGTCACGAGGCAATCGAGGAATACAACCGATACATTGTTGAGATAGCTCCAGCTAAGGTTATCCATGTCGATCCAGAGAAAGCAAATACACCACATAGATTATATAAGGAGCTCGGGGGGGCATGAAAATGGAGATAGCTGTGACTTTTACAGATTTATTAATGGCGACTGTGCCATTGTGGGCAGCTATTTTCGCAGGAGCGTGGGCTCTTGTTAAACAGTTAGTTTTTAATCCGCTAAATGCTATAGCGACGGACGTTAAAGATATTAAAGAATCATTTTCTCATTTAGAGGAGAAGACTTCTTTGCTAGAGTTAAAGGTCAAGCATATAGAAGATAAATGTAATGAGTGTGTGGGGAGGAAATAGAGCATGGCTATTTTTCCAATTATAGAAACAGAAAATATTGTACAAATAGACGATAAAACAAGAATCAAAGCAGATAAGACTTATGTCGCAAAAGGTTCGGCAGCCATTACACTGGTTGAGATACAGCCAGAGGGTACAGAGAGTTTTATTAATGTAACAGGTACTTCTTCTCGGGATTGGTATTTAGACTGGAATTACTCAGGGATTTCGAGAACCGTTACTGTTGCAGTGCGAGTGACCACGGATGGCCTTCCAGTCACTTCGACAAGAGATATTGAGATCATCACTCAAGCAGATGATAAGTTATTTTCAAGCGACGATGACATAACCCCTTATGAGAGTGATGTTTTAAAGTATGTCGAGCAAGGGAGAAATTCCTTTCTTAACAAGCATCGTGCAGTGCAGGGTCTTATCCTGGATGTTCTAAATGATGAGGGCATCTATGATTCAAGCGGTAATAGAATTACAAAAGACGCCATCATAGATATTGCAGAGGTCAACACTTGGTCTAAGTTTTGGACATTGGGTCTTATATTCGATGATTTCCAAAATTCAGAAGGAGATAAGTTCCTAGAAAAAGCAAACAAGTATTTTAAGCGAGCTAACAGAGCGAGAGATAAAGCTTTTTTAAGGCTGGATTTAAATGGTGATGGAATAATACAAGAAAATGAATTCATAGATATCCAGACGAAAGACTTGGTGAGATCATGAGTTTAGTTAATATACTCCCCTACTTCAGAGCGAGAATGGAGACACTAGGATACACCGAGCACAGAGATGCATTTGATTATGACAATATCCCAGAGAACATTTTAGATAAGGCTTATCACTTAGAGTTAGGCTCAACAGATATTAGTAATGCAAATCAAACTATTCACGAATTTAATGTACCCGTGGTTGTTCGAGCTTTTTTTAAGGGTTATACTTCAGATGATAGTTCACAAACTGTAGATAATGTAATGGTAGAGGTAGAATCAATTTACAATGAAGTTTTAAAGCTTTCAAATAGGATCACGCCTGAGATAAAAAACATTGTTCCAGGTGGATTTATTATCAACCCTCGTTCTGCGACAAACCAGAACGATATTTTATTAGAAATGGAATTTACAGCACAAACGATGTGCGTTTTTAATTAAGGAGAATTACAATGGCATGCAATGCAGCAAATAACGTAGCGATTTCTCCCGTTAATATTCTATGGCAAATCGAGGCGAGTCATCAGATTACGACTGTCGCTGACGTTGCAGGATCATTAGACGGGAAATATTTTAACTTAATGAGCACACATTATGTGTGGTTTGATACAGGCGTATCAGTTGATCCAGCCCCAGCTGGCAAGACTGGCTTGCAGGTGATTATCACTAGTGGTGATTCGGCAGCAATAATTGCTGGTTTGATGAGCACTGCAATTGATGGAGACGCTGGTTTCTCATCATCTGTCAGTGGAGCAGAGGTAACTGCAAAGGCAGCTGCTATCGGTCTACAGGATGATAGTGCAGATGTTGATGCTGGAATATCTGTTGATATTTGTCGCCGTGGTAAGGATTTAGATCTTGGATTGTTAGAGGGCGACATTGAGCTTTCAGCGAGTCCAGCAAACTTTATTGTCAAGGCGCATCAAACTGGTGTTACTCCTTTGGCAGCTTTATATCAAGGGATGGAGACGGCTGAGATTTCAACTACAATGCTAGAGACTACTTCCTCTAAGCTAGAAGATATTTATGGTTTTTATGGAGGGGAGTATAACCCTGGCACTAAGACTTTTGGAGTTGGAACAAGTAAGCAAGGCCAAAATCTTCTTGTTGATTCTGCTCGATTGGTTCTGCGCCCAGTAAATGCAGTAGATAATATTACAGATACTGTTTTGATGTTAGCTGTTCCAGTTCCAGGATCACTTCTTTTCTCTGGCGAGAATCCAAAGACTTTAAGTGTTACTTGGCAGGGTTTTGCTGATACTAGTTATGCTTCTAACATTACAAACATCATTACTTTCGGTGATGCTTTTCAATAATCCATAGATAGGTGGTAGCAAATATGGAAACGATAGATCTGGGTGCAAGCCCTAAAGTAAATGTAAAGATAGGGACTTCTGTTTATCCAATGGAGGTCCCAACAGCTTTGCAAGCACATGAGTATAGCAAGAAATTAAAGAATGCAGAGGGGGATGAGATTACTATTTTTCTTAATCTCCTTTGTGGTTTAGGGATGCCAAAAGAGGCAGCGGCAAAGTTAAGCGTTAATCAATTGACGATGTTAGCTGAGAATTTAGTTGGTGGTTCTAAAAAAAACTAAGCTTTTACGAGTTTAGAAAAGTAATGATGGCTAGGTTTTATGGTTGGACGGATGAGTATATCGACAACCTGCCTAGTCCTAAGTTTGAGTCATATTGGCTAGGGATTGAAGTTGTAGAGTCGAGAGAGGCTATGATTTTTATGGAAGGGGTAACATACCCACATTTAGACAAGCGAGAGGACCGCAAAAAGATGTTCTCTAGTAAGCAGAGAATATTTAAAGCTGGGTTTGAAAGCCCTAGAGGAAAGGTGTTATCTTATAAAGAGGTAGCTCAAAACTTGGCAAGGAAGTTACGTGGTGGCTGACGATAGAATAGAAATTGAGATAGTCTTAGACAATGGAAAGATAGTAAAAGGCTTCCAAAAAGTAGCTAAGAAATCAAAAACATCTGGTAAAAAAGCTGGTGATAATTTCCAAAAAGGTTTTGACTCTGGTCTTAAAACTTTAAGGAATAGATTAATAGGTGCCGCTGCCGCATTCGGCGCAGCTTTTGCTGGCAGGAAAATAATCGCTGCAGCAATTCAGCAGGAAGATGCGGTAAATAATTTAAACACGGCTCTGAAATTATCTGGTCAATACAGTGAAGAAGCATCTCAAAGTATGCAGGAATATGCATCGTCCCTACAGAGTGTTTCAACTATCGGAGATGAAGTTCTTTTAGATACTGCTGCATTGATTCAATCATTGGGAGCGTTAGAAGTTGAGGGTCTTAAGAGAGCAACCACAGCAGCAGCAGACTTAAGCGCAGCACTTGGCATTGATTTAAAGGCAGCGGCGACACTTGTAGGAAAGGCAGCCACGGGGGAGATTTCTTCTTTTACTAGATATGGATTGATAATTAAAAAAGGCAGTTCAGCGGCAGAGACTTTCGCAAATGCATTGACTCAGTTAGAGGGTAAATTCGGTGGCGCAGCAGCGGCAAAAGTAAATACTTTCTCTGGTGCATTTGATCAGCTCTCTAATTCTTTTGGTGACGTGCTTGAAGAGATCGGTTTTACAATAACTAAATCTCCTGTGTTAATTAACACAATTAAAAGTATAGCTAAATCATTTGGGGAATTGTCAAAATCAATTTCTGATTTAGATTTAGCAAGGTTCTTTGATGAAAGTATTTTAAAAGTAAAAGAGTGGAGTAGTACGATAATTGGAGCCTTGGCATCTATTGGATTAGGGCTAGCTCTTTTAAAATCGCAAGCTATTGGTTTAGCTTTAGTGAGTGGTTTCGAGACTGCCGCTATCTCAGCACTTTACTTAGGCGATGCTATAGTTATTTTAAATGCTAAAATTTTAGCAACAGTTACATCTCTTGGATTCCTTAAGGTTGCATTAGTCTCGACAGGAATTGGTGCAGCTATTGTAGCTTTCGGATATCTTGTTAAGAACTTTATAGATTTAAAAAATGCAGGGCATGATACAGCATTCGCTCTTAAGAATGCTTTTGGTTTAGCATTTAAAAGAATAGAAATATTAGCAATTGAGATGTTCATTGAAGTAGTTGGTTATATAAAAAAGATCCCATTAATAGGGGAGAGCCTGACTAAAGGTTTATCTGGAGCAGTAGATTCTGGTCTTGAGCAAATAGGTAGGATAAGAAAAGAGATTAGGCAGCTTGGCATAACACCAGATGGCGAAACAATAGGTGAAAAGCTTGGAAAAGATATTGTTCCAGGTCCTGGTGCTTTAGAGTTAATGAAATCTAAAATCAATGAGCTCAGGGGAGTTATTGCCACCGAATTATCAGAAGAAGGAATTGGTATCTCAGAGGAAGGTGAGGGATTATTAGGATCTAGTTTAGTAAATAGAACTAAACAAGAACTAGCCGATCTGTCTTTAGCTTTAGAGAGTTTTGCTAAAGCTTCTAAGCAAAAAGCAAAGACATTAAGAGATGGTTTTAAAAATACTTTAGCTGGAGGTATATCCTCTGGTATTCAATCCATCGGTACTGCTTTAGCATCGGGCGAGGATGTTTTTAAAGCATTCGGCGCATCTGTTGCAAATATTATAGGTGATCTAGCTATCATGTTGGGTAACTTTTATATAGCAGATGGAATAGCTAAGATAGCTTTAAAGGGCTTGGACCCTGCTGGGTCTATCGCAGCTGGAGCAAGCCTTGTACTGCTTGGATCTGTAATTAAGGGTTTCTTTGGCTCAGCAGGTGGTGGCGCATCAACAGCTGGGGTAAGTGCCGGAGCGCCCGCAGAGCCATCATTTACAGGGGAGCCAGATGTTGCAGGGGAAGAAGAATTAAAAAAGACAACAGCTATAACAGTAAATGTAGAGGGCACCGTACTTGATCCAATCGCAACCGCAACGCAGATAGCAGAACTACTAAGCGAAGTCACAAACTCAAACGACATACTGGTGAATGCATAATGGCTATTAAGACTTTTTCAATATTTTATTACGGGCTTGAGATAACATCAGAGAATAATATTCTAAACTTTCTCGAGCCTAACGCTGGCAACGTTGAGCTCGTAGCGACGATAGATCCTGGTACTTATGTTTATTCAGATCTGTTAACTAAAATAAAAACAGCTATGGATGCAGTTGGGGATGAGACTTATACAATCACAATAGATCGGCCTTCTAAGCAGATAACAATTACTGGCACAGATACTTTTGAGTTATTAATAGGGACGGGGGCTCAGAAAGGTTTATCTCCCTTTGCTCTCTTAGGTTTTACAGGCAGTATTGATCTTACTGGGTCGAGTGCTTACATCAGTGATTCAGAAAGCGGAAGCTCATACTCCCCTCAATTTCAGCTACAAGATTACACACCAGCAGGTAACTTTAAGAAAAGGCAAGACGCTAGTGTCAATCAATCGGCAAGCGGTTTAGTTGAGACTATAAGCTTCGGTTTAGTAGGTTTTTTTAAAATGTCGTTTAATTTCATTACCGATCTTATTCAGGACGGCAACGTAATTAAAACAAACACTAATGGTATTTCGGACATGAATTCCTTTATGGTAGAGATAACCAAAAAGGGTCAATTTGAATTCATGCCAGACATAGACGATAGAGACGCTTACCATAAAGTTATCTTAGAGTCTGTTAGCGGCAGCAAGGATGGAACAGGCTATGAACTTAAAGAGCTTGTAGCTCAAAATCTGCCTGGTTATTATAAATTAACGGGCATCGTATTAAGGGAAATTGAATTATGAGCATCTCAAATGGTCAAAAAGTTGACGCTGCTAATTCCAATGCAGCATGGATTAGCAGAACGACAGACTCTAATACTACGGGCAAGCTTGATCTAGAAAATACAGATGCGGCAAGTGGTTCTAGTGTAATAAATAATCAGAAATCTTTAAATGGACAAGCTTCGTTTTCTGGTGCAGATCCTAATGGCGCAAAAGATCAGCTACCAGTTTTTGCATCAAATGCCATTGGGACTGCATCGGATTCTTTAAAGGTCAGGCAAGATGCTGTTCAAGCGGCGGCAGAAACACTTCAATCAACTGTTGCTACAAACACTTCAAACATCAGCGATAACACGACAGACATTGGAGATCTTAGATCAACTACAGGTACTGCAGATAATGATACTAACATGGGTACTTATACTGGTGCCCTTTTAAATGATAATGAAAGTGCTAAGCAGAATATCCAGCAGCTAGAAACGCAAGTTGAAACTAATACCTCTGGCATATCTGGCAAAGAAGATACTGCTAACAAGGGGGCAGCAAATGGTTATTGCCCACTTGATGCAAGCGCCTTGGTTCCTTCTGCAAATCTTCCTAGTTATGTAGACGATGTTTTAGAGTTTGCAGATTTTGCGTCATTCCCTGGCACAGGGGAGACTGGGAAAATCTATATTGCTATAGATACAAATTTTAATTATCGATGGTCTGGATCTGTTTATGTTGATATCACTTCTAAAGTCGACTCTGTAAATACTCAAGTTGGCGCAGTAGTACTAGATGCAGATGATATATCAGATGCGGCCACGACAAATAAATATGCCACGCAAGCTCAGCTAGACAAAGTAGATCACCTAACGGTTACTCAGGCAGTTGATTTAGATACTATTGAATCAGATACAGCGACAAACAATTCTAAGGTGACTTTCCCAGAGGCTCCAATAGATGGGAGCCAATATGCTAGAAAAGATGCAGGATGGGAGGCTGTCGCAGCAGCTGGCGGAACTGGTCAAGGAGGAATAAATTATATTAAAAATGGTGATTATGAATCTGGAGCAACCGATTATACGGCTCCAGGATTAACTACTAGCCTTGAGACTGTAGATCCTGTCCGTGGCACTCAAAGTTTAAAGGTAGTTATTCCAAACACCGTTACGCCTGGGTCACATTATTTACAGATAGACATGGATGATGTTGATAACATCGATATGGAAGGGTCGAAGGTTCTTACTGTTGCTTTTGATTATTCTACAGATGCAAATTTTTCTACTGATGATGTTCAGTTTGTTTTAAGAAGGCTTGATGCTACGGCAGCAGATATTATTTTAATGGATGATTATGCTGGGAAAATTCCTGCAAACACTTCTAAGAAAACATTTACCTCAAGAGTTCAAGTAGATAACGATGCTAATACATACGCATTGAAGATGAATATTCTTTCTGCACCAAGCGTTCAATCAACAATATGGCTGGATAATATAAAGATTGGTCCTGATGTTTTGGTTCCTGGGGCTATCATTACAGATCCAATTAGTTTTACTCCGGCTTGGACTAATTTAACTATTGGAAACGGCACACAAAAAGCTAGCTATTGGAGAGAAGGCTCTAATATGGTCGGTCATGTTAGGCTGACTTTTGGTTCCACTACTAGCGTGTCCGCTACCCCAAACATGACTCTCCCAGATGGAGAGTCTATAAATGCAATCATAGTAACAAATGATATTACTTTAGATTTAGGACGAGCCACTTTGCTCGAGTCTGGAGTTCAACGCGTTAACGGTAAAGTCATGGGGGCAAATTCAACACACTTGGCACTTGGATATTGGAACGCATCAAATGATCAAGCGACAATATCGCCAACCGCTCCATTTACTTGGGGAACTGGTGATATAATAGACTTTGGTTTCAAAGTCCCAATCGAAGGCTGGTCCAGCGGCGCGATGCTGTCGACTACAGAGGCTAGTTTAAGCACAGTCGTAGCACAAGCGAGCACAGCAGCTACAACAATTACGGCAGCTTCTCCAATTGTTATAAACGGGACCGAAGATCATGATCCAAACGACGTATACAATTCTTCGACTGGGGTTTTTACTGCGCCGCTTTCGGGGAATTATAAAGTAGATGCAAGCATTCGTTTCAATTCACAAACGTATTCAGCAGGACATGTGCAAGAATTGTATGTTTTTATAAATGGTTCGTTGAACAGAGTCCTAGCTAGAAATACAATAGACGCTAGTGTTACTTCGGCTATAGAAATACAAGGCGGCATATTGCTGACTGGCATTGTGAAGGGCGATGCCATAGATATCAGAGCTTATAATGCTGTCTCTACTACTCTTGATGGAAGTTACATAGGAAATTATGTAACCTTTGAAAGACGTCCGGACTTCTCTTTCTTCTCTGTGTTTGGGGAATGGGAATCTGGAACAGTACAGTCAGCAACACTTACTCCTACCATTAGTGGATACCAGACGCTTGTTGGAAACAGTGTTACGTTTGAGCCAGGAACATATAGACTTTTTGGCCATGTTGCTTTTGAGCAAACAGGTGGGACGCCCGGTTATACAGATAACTTTTGTTTGTGGGGATCAACTAATGGAACATACACGAGTGATCCAGCTGGAATGCTTTCTATAAACAAAGCCCCTAGGCATACAGATTCTGGGACTACATCTGGGAGGGAAACTTCTAGTGTTTATGGACTAATTAAGGTTACATCACCAACAACTGTCTACTTAAATGTATATGCAGCAATGGCCACACCTTCAGTGTCTAGGCTACTTACTGATATCACATGGGAGAAAATCCAATGAGTGAAATGAAGAATTTTTTTGCTACCATAGATGGAACAGGTCATGTAATAAAAGCTAAAAAACCAACTGGTGATTGGGGAGAGTTCGTTAAAGGAATTGCTCCAATGGACCCATTAACAGGGGAGCATGAAGATGCTCAATGGTTGCAAATAGAACAAGTGCAAGACGAATTTGGCCAAATGGTTGACACTATAACTATAAACCAACCATTAAAAGATCAGCTACAGGCTGAAGATCTATCTAAAAAAGAAGCAAAAGATTTAGAGGATGCCATGGGGTTAGTCGCCAAAGATGCTCTTTTTGATTACTTGATTGCATTTGATGAAACAAAAGTAAAAGACATTAATGACATTAAAGATTTTATGAAACAGATTAAAAACTATTTCCTTTTAAAATATAAAGAGGAAGTAAAAGAGAAGAAAGCAAAATAAATATTTTATGAGGGGGAATAAATGGATATAACAAAAGGTCAAATAGGCCCAGAGGGAAATTACGGGGTAACTTTTGAGGACGGCAAAGCTCGTGTTGAGTTAGCTTATCAAGGAGCGGCAGCTACAGCTGGCATGTTTGTAGAGATCAGCGCCATAGACATGGTACAAGCGATGATCGACTCAACAGATACCACTCTTGATAATACTCTTTTAGATCCAGTATTGGATGCGCTAAGAACTAAATAATATGGGGACGACGATATTTAATTGGCTTTTAAAGTTTGGTTTAGAACGTTTAATTTCTTTCGTCGTCTCATTTTTTATTAAAAAGAAAAAGCACAAAGCTATAGACAAAAAAGAAGAGACTATAGCAAGATCAGTAAATGCTATAGTCACAGAAATATATGCTCTCGAGGACCTAATAACAGAGGTCGCTTCAGAAGAAGAGCGAGACATGTTAAAGGGAAAAATAAATG